ACGGCCTTCTTGACGCCGGCGCCGTAAAAATCGTCACCGGCGAACACGCCGCCGGGCTTAACCTTTGGCCACCATGCCTTTAAATCGTCAACGACGTGCTGATATTTATGATCGGCATCGATAAAAACGAAGTCGAGCGAATTATCCGCATAGAGCTTGGCGACATCGACGGACGAACAGCGAAACGCAATAAGACTATCCTTGACCGGGCTCGTATTATTGAGAAAAACATCATACATCGTGCCAGCGACGTGTTCGGGTTCGAGCTTCTGGTTGCCCTCACTGCCTTGCCAGGTATCGACGCAATCAAAGCGGATTTTTTTCCCGCTATTGATGATCTCCACAGCCATAAACGACGCCGAGCGGCCCTTATAACTGCCGACTTCGACGAAGTGCGCGGGGTCCGGCGCGTCTCTGACAGCTTCCTCGTAGACTTGCTTGAAGCTGAACCAGCCTTTGATCGATTGGTAATAGTGGTTCATAGGTTTATCCATACATTGCCTCGATCCAAAGGTGACTGCGGGCGCTTTTATCGCACTCAATCTTGTCGTTCGTAATACTCCATGGCCTGAGCAGCTCCAGCGGCCTGCCGCAGTTCTCGCAGGAGAGTTTATCGCGCACAAGTCTCTTGCCGTCGATCCGAAACTTTGCAAATATCTTTAGCGGCGGCGGGCAATGTTTACAGCAAGGTTCACGCGCGTTGCACATATCTTCGGGCTTCATTTCGCCGTAGAAAAAATAAATCCGCGCGCCGGGCGGCGGCTTGGCAAGCCAGCGGTTGTCGGAATACACGTCTGGCCAGCCCAAGACTCCATCATCTTTCGTCCAACCTGCCTCCTCCGGCCCCAGCGCGTAGCGAAACCAGGCTTGATCCGTACCCATGAAACAGCTAGCCGCTTCGACACTCTCCGCGCCGTGGAAGTTCTCCCAGACATGCGCGCGCGAGCCGGTCGTCATCATCCAGATTGAGCCCTGATATTTATTGCGCTCACGATTGGGGTTGAAGTTGGGACGGTGAAAAATAACGAAATCTTCTTCGCGGTCGAATAGCGGGTCGAGCCGGTCTTGCACAACGCAATCTAAGTCGATGCTGACGAAGCGGTCACCGAAAATATCGCGGACTTCTTTGCTAAATGCCTTGATGCGTAGATAACAATGCGGCTTGCGCGCCGACCATTTTGGATTGCGTAATTCGCGCCAGTCGTCCCAGAGCTTAATCGGTTGAATCAGCGGATGATATTCGGCGTCGGGATAATCGGTCATTAGTACGAAGCGGTGCGGCATCTCCAAGTGACGATGAATCATCGGCGCCCACTTGTTCGCATGCTCTGGCGTGTACTGCGTTGCGCAGTTGGGGTCTTTCCACAGCCAGCCGACGATGGTTAGCATGATTACAGATACTCAGCTTTCGGTTTAGGCTTGGCGATAACTGCCTCGGCCTTGTCGATTCTCATGTCGTTTAAGTAAAGCGCTTTATAGAGTAAAGCTTTGTCGCGCTCGGTAAGCATACGAACGTCGTTATTGGCTGATTCAAGGTCGAGATATCTATCGTGCATGGTTATATGCTCAATACTCCCCGGCTTTCGTAGACGCTCGGCGCCGCTACTGGCACGGATAAGCAAACTCCCAGACTCATAGCCAGCGCAACAATCCCATCGATCTTCTCCGTGGACTTGCTCTTATCCGGCTTGATATTGCCCGCTGGATCGTGCTTCACGATCATGTTTTGAGCCATCCAACGCATTACAGGGTTGCCGCCGTGCGTGATTTTCCGGCCGAGAATCAAATTCAGCAGCTCTTTCGTCGGCGGCGACATGGAGGCGAAGCCCTGGCCGAACTGGATCAGCAGCGGCTTGCGGCCGTGCTCGGCCTGCTTGGGATCAGCCGTGAAGCCGACCTCGTCGCATAGGTCATTAACGATCTTTTGCGAGCCCCAGCGGTCAAAGGCGAGCACGCGCAAGTCAAAATCGATGCGGCATTGGCCGAGTTTGAGCATGATCCAGCGGTAATCGATCAGATTGCCGGGCGTAGTCTGGATCAATCCGGTGCGCTTCCAAACGTCGTAGGGGACGCCATCCTTGCGCACGCGGTCATGAAGGCCGTCTTCGGGAATGAAGAAAAATGGCAGCACCGCAAACTTTTCCTCGTCGGTACGCGGCGGGAATAGCAGAACGAGCGCGGCGATGTCGGTAGTTGACGCCAAATCTAGGCCGGCGTAGCATGTGCGTCCCCGTAACTCGTCGTAATTCACCGCTGGCAACGCGCAGGCGTCCCATTCACGCATCTGTAGCCAGCGGGTTTGCTGCTCGGTCCAGAGGTTCAAGTGGAGCCGTTTAAACGTGTTCTCGTAGGCCGGCGTGACCTGCGCCTTGTCGCATTCGGCTTTGAGATAATCTTCTTTGATCGACACGCCATAGTTCGGATTGGCCTTTTTCCAGGTCTTTCGCGATGTCCAGTCGTCGGTTTCATCGGCGGCATAGATAACCGGTAAGAAAAAATCATCCGTAATCGTGCCGTTCATCATTTTGATCGCGTGGTCATGGACTTCCCAGCAAATCGAGTGCTTATCGAAGCCGGCCGTGGTGAACATGATCAGCAGCGGTTGACGTCGTGAGCCGGTAGATGTCTTTAAAACGTCATAGAGATCACGATTAGACTGGGCATGTAGCTCATCGAATAAAATACCGTGAGAATTCTTACCGTGTTTGCTCGGCGCGTCGGCGGAAAGCACATGATATGCGCTGCCTGTCGCCTGGTAGACGATTGTCTTGACGAAATTCTCCGATGCAGCGGTCCAGTCGGGGTCTTGCTCGACCATGCCTTTAGCCACTCCGAAGATAATCGCGGCCTGGTCACGATCGGCGGCGGCGGAATAAATCTCGGCGCCTGGCTCGCCATCGGCAAAGAGCAAATACAATCCTAAAGCGGCACCCCAAGTAGATTTGCCGTTCTTGCGCGGCACTTCGATATACACTTCGCGGAATAGCCGCGTGCCGTTGGGCCGTTTCCAGCCAAAGATGCCGCGGGTAATCTCGCGCTGCCAGTCCGCAAGGATAAACAGTTCGCCAGCGAGCTCTCCCTTCTGATGCTTGCAGGTTTCGACGAATTCAACGGCCCATGCGGCGGCCTTGGCGTCAAACCATGCGCCGGGAAAGCCGAGCTTCCAAGTATGGGCCGGCTTGCATGTGCCGTTCTTATTGCGCCAGAAAATCATTGGGAATTATATCTTCACTCCTTGGCCTCAAATTCTTCGCCACCAAAACACCCACACTCGGCCTTAACTTTATCGAGCCGTTCAAAGAATTCTTGCTGCTCTGGCATTTCCTCAATAGCTTTCGCCGATACCTTCAAGAACGCATAACCTTTTTGTTCCTCTAAGAGCTTCCACTCAGCCCACAAATCGGGATAATGCTTCATAACTTTCTGCGCCTGGGCGATCTTTTGATTAGGGCAAAAGTAACAATCCATCCGGCCCATCTTACGGTACATTTCGAGCACGACGGTAAAACCCGCTTCTTCGCAAATTCTCACCGTGTCACTTCGCCTAATTCCGCGTTCGATTAGCGGATAGCGCCAGGTTTGTTTGCTGGTATTGTTTCTCTCTGAAAAAGCGTCAGCACGATCCTGTTCGTCTGCGTTATATCCAAGATTAATTTCCCAAGGATAAGGCCACTCCGAATGAAATCTTCTTAATACTGATCTTTTCATTCGGCGCGAACAGTCAGTAAATCCCTGCTTGAGCATTCCGCCACGCTCTAAAAGAAATTGATTAAAACTGTAGTCTTGCTTAACGATGTTAATGTGAAGATTGGTTAATCTTTCTATTTGGTAGAGCGACGCATACGCTTCTGGAAACTGCTTGCCTGTGTCAGCGAACACAACGGTGCCATGCGATTCTTTAATTTCATCGCGGCAAATCCAAACCATCGCCGACGATTCAAGACCAAGACTCAGATTCCAAAAACGCATTTATTGGCCTCCATTTTACTTAATCGCAACCAGCTTCGGCGCGCCGGTAAGAAACTTGCCGCCGCCTTGATTCGCTGGATTCTTGGGAATCTTAACCTGTGAACGATCGGAAGGCGTGAAGCCGAACTTGGCGGCCAGCCGGGTACGTGTGGCGACGGCGGTTTGGCGGGCCTTGAAGATGCCGGCCATGATGGCGCGCTCAAAGCCAAGGGATTCCTGCTCTTTCCAGAGCGCGTTGCAGATTGAGTGCTGTAGGCAGTATTCGGCGAACTCTGTTTCGTCCTGGCGCGTTAGAACGTGCGTAGCGAGCAACTCAGGCACGCGGCGCTCCCATTCAGCCCGTGCAACCGGGTCGTT